GGACTTTGGATGGGGCACTGGCACGTGGGGCTTCTTCACCTGGGGCACTCCACGCCCACCGTCCGCCGGCCTGCAGCTCAACCCACGCGTGTGGCAGTTCGACACCTATGGCGAGAACTTGATTGCGCAGCTTGTCGATGGCGGCATCTACGAGTGGCTTCCCAGCGGGGGCCTTGCAACACGGGCCGTGGCCATCACAGGCGCACCTACCAAGAGCAAGTACGCGCTGGTGTCCACGCCGGACCGTCACCTGATCTGCTTTGGCACGGAAACAGTTCTTGGCACGCCGACTTCGCAAGACCCGATGTTCGTGCGTTTCTCTGATCAGGAAAACATCACGGAGTTCGTGGCCACGGCCACCAACACGGCCGGTGGTCAACGCCTCACAGACGGCAACACCATCGTCACGGCTGTGCGCTCACGTGGCCAGATTCTGATCTGGACTGACACCTCGCTGCATGGCCAGCAGTACCTGGGACCGCCTTACACCTTTGGCTTCCAGCAGCTTGGAGCCAACTGCGGCTGCATCGGCCCGCACGCAGCGGCTGATGTCAACGGCATCGCATTCTGGATGGGCCGTGATGCGTTCTTCACGTTCGATGGCACGGTCAAGAAGATTCCTTGCACGGTGCAGGACTACGTGTTCAAGGACATCAACCTGGTCCAGAGCTTTCAGGTGCACGTGGGCATCAACACCCAGTTCAACGAGGTGACCTGGTGGTACTGCTCGTTCACGAGCGATCAGATTGACCGCTTCGTGAGCTACAACTACTTGGAAAACGTCTGGTCGATTGGCACGATGGCTCGCACGTCTTGGGTGGATATGAACACGTTCGCCAAGCCGATAGCTGCGGCCTATCACCAGGACTCGACACAGACGCCGACCTACGGCGATCCGATCTATGGTCTGACAGCCGGGCGCACCCGTTTGTACAACCAAGAAGACGGTGTCAACGCAGTGGATCAGCCGATCTTTGCCTACATCGTCTCGGGCTACTTTGACATTGGCGATGGTGACCAGATGCTGTTCATGAAGCGGTTCATCCCAGACTTCAAGAACCAGGTGGGCAACTTGACTGTGCGGCTGCTGCTGCGGCCCTTCCCGCAGGCCAGCGCCAGCCCCAGCTCGCTTGATCCGTACGTCATTGCACCTGGCACGCAGAAGGTGGACACACGGGCGCGCGGGCGACAGATTCAGCTTCGCATTGAAAGCGATGCCTTGGGCAGCAACTGGCGCTTTGGCACGATGCGCGTTGACATTCAACCGGACGGCCTGCGATGAGCAAGATCACCAACGTCCGTCTGCCCAACGCGGTTGCGCAGAACTACAGCCCCGAGCAGTTCAACCAGCTTGTGCGCTCGCTGGAGCAGGTGATTTTTCAGCTCAACAACACGTATTCGCCTGTCGTCACCGAGGACAAGGACTCGGCGTACGCATGGTACGGAGACGGCGGAGGATTTATGGATACAACCGGTTTGCCAGTTCCTGTTTCAATCGGAGGCACCAACACTGATGCGTTTGGTCGCCTGCGTGTCAGCCAGCCCTATACGCTCTTTGACAGCCAGAGCCGCTACGCTGCGGACAATCAGTTTGATGTGGCCACCACCGGAACGGGTACGACGACGTTCCTGTCCAACGAGGCTGCGATCAAGATGGAGGTCACAGGCGCAGGCGTCGGCTCCGTGACGCGTCAGACGTACCGCTCCTTCCCGTATCAGCCTGGCAAAGGGCTCCTGCTTCTTGCAACCTTCGTCATGGACGGCAGCGCCAGCGCCAACCTGACGCAGCAGGTGGGGTACTACAACGACAGCAATGGCGTGTTCTTCAAGAAGAACGGTTCGACCTTGTCGTTCGTCATGCGTAGTTCAACGACGGGCACGCCTTCTGATGCGCGGTTCGCGAACCAGGCAAACTGGAACGGCGACAAGCTCAACGGCACAGGGCCCAGCGGGCTGACGCTGGACGTGACCAAGCCACAGATTCTGTGGATGGACTTTGAGTGGCTGGGCGTCGGTTCCGTACGCTGTGGCTTCATCATCAACGGCCAGTACATCGTCTGTCACACCTTTGATACCGCCAACGTCTACGGCAGCTCGGTCTACATGACGACCGCTATCTTGCCGGTGCGGTACGAGATCGTGTCAGCCACCGCTGCGGTTGCGGCCAGCATGAAGGCGATTTGCTGCTCAGTGATCTCTGAGGGCGGTTTCGAGCAGACTTCGATTGACCATGTGGCGCGACGCACCACAATCCTTGGGACCATCGGCGGCACCTTCTTGCCGCTGGTCTCCATCCGACTTGCTTCAGGGCGCACAGGCGCGGTAGTGCTGCCCAATCGTGTGCAGGTGCTGCCGACGACCAGCCAGAACTACGAAGTGGCGCTGATCAAGAACCCGACGCTGACAGGCGCTTCTTGGGCAGCGGTGCCCACGGACTCCAATGTTGAGTTCGATGTCGCAGCATCGGCGACGACTGGCGGCTCGATTGTGCAGACTGACTACGTCACCGCCACGGGTTCATCGGGCGTTTCCAACACATCACTGCCCAGCGCCTACAACTTTGACCTGCAACTGGGTGCCACGATTGCTGGAGTCAGCGACATCTACACGGTGGCCGTTCGCACTGTCTCTGGCGCGACCACGGGCGATGCGGTGGGGTCGCTTTCCTTCTTTGACCTGACGCAGTGAGGACCTCATGGCCAACAAGTATTTTCGCAAACCCCTTATCCCATCGGCCGCCACGGCGACGGACCTCTATGAGGTGCCTGCGGCCAATTCGGCCATCGTCCGCTCCCTGCGCGTCACAAACGCCGGATCGGGTGTGGCAGCAATCACGGTGACCCATGTCGGGACAGGGACAACCTACTACCTGCAAAAGGATCGCTCGCTGACCGTCAACACGACTTTTGACGTTTTCAGTGGCATTCCTTGTGTCCTGGAGGCGGGCGACAAGCTGCAGGTTACTGCCAGCGTTGCAGGTGTCCATTTCTACCTGTCGTACCTAGAGATGGATCGAACCTAATGAGTGGACAAAACTGGATTTCATGTCGGATAATCTGGCCTTATCACGCGTCCTTTTCCGGCGCGCAGCCCCCTGCGGAGCTATAGGCCAATAACGGAAAGGACAACCATGGCAAACGAAGGAATCATGGCCCTCCCGCAAGGAGCAGCCATGCAAGAAGACGAAGACCAAGGGCAGATGCCCATGGTCACCAGCGCCGACTCTTACGACGCTGCCAAAACGGCACTTGGGATGACCAATCCCGAGGACCTCGCCGTTCTCACGGAGTCCCTGCGCCAGAACATGGCGGACCTGGAGCTCACCCCGAGCCAGCTTGAGACGCTCATCGAGATTTTCGAGTACGTCTCGCAGAATCCAGGCCAGTACAAGACGATCCGTCAAGACCTGATCAACCGCGACTTTGTAGACGCGGAAGACCTGCCTGAAGAATACGATGCCGAGTTCCTCGGTGCGGTTCTGGTTGTCCTGAACGAACTCAAGGCGACGGCGGCCCAAGGGGCCAGCGCCGCCATGATGGAAGGTCCCCCGGTCGAGGACATGGGCATGCAGCCGATGGCCATGGCCGAAGGTGGCCTGGCCGACATGGCCGCCCTTTTGGCCGCGCAGGGTCGCAATGGCGACAAGATGCTGGCCCACATCACCCCGGAAGAGGCCGAGTTCCTCAAGCAGCGGGGCGGTGCAGGCACGATCAACCCGGTCACCGGCTTGCCTGAGTTCTTCCTGAAGAAGATTTTCAACGCCGTCAAGTCGGTGGTGAAGGGCGTTGCCAACGTCGTCAAGAAGGCGCTGCAGTCTCCGGTTGGTCGCATCCTGGGCACCATTGCGTTGGCCACGGTCCTCGGACCAGCCGGCGTGGGCCTGTCGATGGGCACCGCTGCTGGCTTGGCTGGCGCGGGCACCACCTTGATGGCTGGTGGCTCGATCAAGGAGGCTCTGATTGCTGGTGCCATGGGTTATGTTGGCGGTGGCGGCACGATCATGGGTGTCAACCCCGTCGCCTCCCTTGGCCAGTACCTGCCAGGCGCTGCTGGCTCTGCGCTGAACACGGGCCTGTCCACAGGCTTGATCGGTGCAGGTATCGGCAAATTGGGCGGCATGAGCACCCAAGACGCTTTGAAAATGGGCCTGACCTCCGGTGCAACCGCTGCTGCTCTCCAAGGCCTGAAGAACAACACCAGCCTGATGACCGAGGGTCGCGTTACCCCAGAGGACATCGCACGCAACCAGGCTGGCACGGGCTCGCCCAACCAGGCCGCTGCTGGCACGACAACCACAGGTGTTGGCGAAGTGGGTCAGGTCGGCCCAGTCGGTGGCACGGGCACGGCCCAGGACCTGTTTACTGGCCAAGGCCTACGTGGCGGCAGCCCAAGTGGCGCATACGGCCTGCGCGTGCCCATGGGCATGCAGCCTAATTTCGGCACTACCAGCGCCGATTACTCCACGCTTGTTGGCGGCACTGGAACGAGCACCAACTACGATCTCATACCACGCGGCTATCAGTCGTCTCTGGGAGGCTTGCGTCCACCTGTCAACCTGAACCTTCCCTCCGAGTTCTCGGTTGCCGCTGGCGGCACCAGCGGAACCACCAACTACAACCTGCTCCCAAGGGCAGCCGCAACTCCTGGTTCACCGCCCGGCATTATTGACCGCGCCATCAGCGGGGCCAAGAGCCTGTACAACGAGTACCTCTCGCCCAGCCGTCCTGGCCTGCCGGCCGATGCAGGCATCCTGCGCAAGTACGGCCCAATCGCCGCCGCTGGCACGGCAGCCATTGCTGCGGCTGGCGGCATGGAAAGCTCGCCGGCCAATCCGAACCCTGCGTTCAACCGGAACTACACCGGCATGGACTACATCCGGGATAACCCGCAGCTCTTCCAAGGCGGATTGGACTTCAGTTACCAGCGCCCGACGACGCCCAATCCAGTGGTGGTCCCCACGCCGTCCTATGCGTCGATCCCTGTCAGCCAGCCTGGCGTGGTGGTGCCCATGGGCGCAACGATGTCCCCTGGCGGCGTGGCGCAGCCCTACAACGTCTCTGGCCTCTACGGCGTGCCGCTGATCTACGGTCAGCAGCCCCCGCCTGGTTACGCCAAGGGCGGCGAGCTGCGGCCAACCGAGTTCCCCCGCAAGACCGGTCCTATTGATGGCCCGGGCACGGGAACCTCGGACTCGATTCCGGCCATGCTGTCGGATGGCGAGTTTGTCTTCACCGCCAAAGCGGTGCGCAACGCCGGGGGCGGCAGCCGACGCAAGGGAGCTGCTCGCATGTACAAACTCATGAAAAAGCTCGAAGGCGGGCCCGTAAAGGCGAAGTGATATGGCAGAAGAAACAGTCACCCAACAGATAGTCCGGGAAGCCCCGGACATCGAAGCCTACAAGCTGCGCCTCCTGCAAGAGGCGCAGAAGCTCGCATTCAACACCGGCGCGTCGCAGACCCTGGCCCAGCAACTGCCGGGCTACCAGGTTGCAGGCTTCTCGCCGGCGCAGTTGGCTGCCATCAAGGCCACTGAGCAGCAGGGTGTCGGGGCATTCACGCCTTACATGACCGCTGCCAACCAGGCGCTTGGCGGGGCCTACTCGACCACTGGCGAAGCTGCCGACATCTTGCGTGGCGCTGACACCCGTCGGCAGTTCACCGATGCGCAGTTGGCCATGCAACAGGCTGGCGGCGCGGCCGCTGGCATCACCCAGGGCCTGCAGCCGATCCAGCAAGGCTTGGGCTACCTGCAGGCTGCTGGCCAGCGGGCCGTGGCTTCTGACACGTCCGGCCGCTTTGCACCGGCCTTCCAAGACATCAACACGGGCCTTGGCTCACTGGCCACGGCCCAGAACATGGCGGCGCTGTCCAGTCAAGCGGACCTGCGCCCGGCCACTGCGGCCATCGGACAAGGGCTCACGGGCCTGACCGAGGCGCAGCGCATGGCTGCGATGAGCGCAGGCGCTGACTTTGGCGGCTCCCAGGCGCTTCTGAGCCAAGCCGCTGGCATGACTGCTGGCGCGCGCCCAGACTTCGGCGCAGCTCAAGGCCTGACCTTGGGCGGGCTGCAGCAAGGCTCTGCCGCTGCCCAGCAAGCCGCACTCGGCGCAATCCAGCCGGGCTTTGGCATGGCCGCCGTCAATGCTTTGACCGCTGCCGAGCAGGCACGTCTGGCTGCCGCACAGCCGGGCTTTGAGACCGCTGGCCGCACGCTCCAGCAGGGTATTGCCCAACTGGGCGGCGCTGCACAGGGCTACAACCCGCAGGGCGCTCAAGCCTTCATGAATCCGTACCAGCAGCAGGTGATCGACGAGACCATGCGTCAGATCAACCGCCAAGGTGCGATTGCGCAGCAGGGCCTGGCCGCACAGGCTGTGCGCTCCGGTGCATTCGGTGGCGAGCGCGAAGGCGTTCAGCGCGCCGAAATGGAGCGCAACCTGATGGACCAGCGCGCCAGCACGATTGCCAACCTCCTGTCGCAGGGCTACAGCCAAGCGCAGGCGCAGGCCATGTCGGCGTTCGAGCAACAGCAGCAGCGCCAGGCGCAGGTTGCGCAAGGCATTGGTCAGCTTGGCGGCCAACAGGCTGCTCTTGCAGCCCAACAGGCCGGCCTTGGCCAAAGCGCCGCGCAGCAGCTCGCGCAAGCCGCGCAGTTGCAGGCACAAACTGCCAGCCAGCAGGGCTCCTTGGAGCAGCAGGCCGCGCAGGCTGCTATGCAGCAGGCGCAGCTCGGGCTGCAAAGCGGTGCCCAGTTGGGACAGTTCGCGGCCCAAGGCTCACAGCTCGGACAAGCCGCCGCAGGTCAGCTCGCCAACATCGGCCAGACCGTGGGCCAGCAGGCCGCGCAGCAAGCGCAGCTTGGCCAGGCAGCAGCAGGTCTTTACGGCAACCTTGCCCAGCAGCAGGTTGGCGCGGGCCAGGGGCTGGGTCAGCTTGGCGTGCAGCAGGCAGGTCTTGGTCAACAGGCCGCAGGTCAATACCTGCAGGCCGCCAGCCAGTACGGCAACCTTGCTTCGCAGCAGGGCGCGCTCGCTGGCCAAGAGGCTGCGATCAACCAGAACATCGCCAATCTGCTGATGCAGCAGGGCCAGCAGTACGGTGCCATGGGCGGCCAGATCGCCAACATCTACGGCCAGCAGGGCCAGCAGTTCCAGGGCCTTGGCCAAGGGATTGGTGCACTGGCTTCGCAGCAGTTTGGCATCGGTCAGCAGCAGGCAGCGGGCCTTGGCCAGTTGGCCGGGCAGCTTGGCCAGCTCGGCGTGCAGCAAGGCGCACTGGGCCAGACCGCACAGGCGCTGCAGCAGGGCGACATCAACTTCCTGTACAACGTGGGCCAGGCCCAGCAGGCATTCAACCAGCAGACGCTGGATGCGCAGCGCGCCAGCGAGCTGCAGAAAATTTACGCTCCCTACCAGCAGGCCGGCTTCCTGTCCGACATCTACAAGGGCGCACCGTCGAGCCAGATGTCCACGCAAGTGGCCAGCCAGCCGACGGCCAGCCCGTTCCAGCAGGCAGTGGGTATCGGCCTGGGCGCAATCTCGACAGCCGCCGGGGCCAAAAAGGCCGGGCTAGGGCTTTTCTAAGGGGTCATGATGGACGACAAAATGATGAACGAGGAGCAGGATGTCGAGAACGTCGGCATCATGCAAGGCTTCATGGACGACATGGACGACATGGAGGGCGAGCTCGAAGACGAAGACGAGCTCGAAGGCGAGGAGGAAGATGCGGCTGCCATGGAGCGCCGCCCGGACTCCCCTGAAATCCTCATGAACAACCTGCGCGGCGACATGCGCTCTATCGAAGCGCGCCGCGATGAGCTGGCCGATCTGGTCGGCTACGCCGCTGCCTCGGAGACCCCCGAGCCGGTGCTGGCGATGCTGCAACCGATCCTGGCGCAAGGCGGCGGCTTGGGCGCGCTGCCCCAGTCAGCAGCCATGGCCCAAGGACCACAGCCCCCGATGATGCCTCCGCAGGG